ACCGTCTTCAAAATGGTCCGGGTACTACACCTACAGCTGTCACTTTCCATCCTGCACAAATTGCAGCTAAAAAGATGGAAAAGAAAATCCAAGACCAACTTGAAGAAAGCGGTGCATCTAAACACCTTCGTTCCTCAGCATTTGAATGTGCCTTATTTGGCACTGGTATCCTGAAAGGGCCTATGGCTCTTGACAAAGAATATCCCCGCTGGAATGACAAAGGTGAATATGACCCACTTAAGAAAGTTGTTCCTACAGTTTCTCATGTCTCGGTTTGGAACTTCTATCCAGACCCTGATGCAGCTAACATGGATCAGACCGAGTATTGTGTTGAACGACACAAAATGTCTCGTAAAGACCTTAAAGACTTAACTAAGCGTCCTTTCTTCCGTGAGACAGCAATTGATAATGCAATTGACAGTGGCCCCAACTACCAGCGTGAGTATTGGGAGCATGTTATGGAGGACGGTACGGGGCATCCTGATGTAGAACGTTGGGAAGTGTTGGAATACTGGGGCTACATGAGTGCTAAGCATCTTCGTGAGAAAGATGTTCCGGTTGATAAGTCTATCAAAGACGATGACATGGTTAACGTCAATGTTTGGGTTTGCCATAACGAAATTCTTCGTTTTGTAATGAACCCCTTCCAACCCTCCCGTATCCCTTACTACGCAGCCCCTTACGAAGTCAACCCATACAGCTTCTTTGGTATTGGTATTGCCGAAAACATGGAAGATACGCAAATCCTGATGAACGGGTTTATGCGTATGGCTGTAGACAACGGTGCCCTCTCTGGCAACCTCGTATTTGAGATTGACGAAACTAACCTTGTTCCGGGTCAAGACCTTTCGATCTATCCGGGTAAGGTGTTTCGTCGTCAGTCTGGTGCTCCGGGTCAGGCTTTGTTTGGCACACAGTTCCCTAACGTCTCTCAGCAAAACATGATGCTGTTTGACAAAGCTCGTGTCCTTGCAGATGAAAGCACAGGCCTTCCTTCTTACTCCTATGGTCAGACACAAATTCAAGGTGTAGGACGTACAGCTTCTGGCATTTCGATGTTGATGAACGCTGCTAACGGTTCTATCCGAACAGTTGTGAAAAACCTCGACGACTACTTGCTTGCTCCTCTTGGTAAAGCCCTCTTTGCGTTTAACATGCAATTTGACTTTGACCCGGAAATTAAGGGTGATCTAGAAGTGTCGGCTCGTGGGACGGAAAGCCTTATGGCTACCGAAGTTCGTAGTCAGCGTCTTATGCAGTTCCTTGGTGTTATCAGCAACCCGATCCTTGCTCCGTTTGCCAAGCTTGACCAGATTGTTCGTGAGATTGCAAACTCTCTCGACCTCGATCCTGACAAGGTTACAAACAACATGGCAGATGCTGCCCTACAGGCAGAGGTTCTTAAGGCCTTCCAGCCCCCTACAGGGCCTCAGGGAGGGCCTCAGACGCCTCTTCCACCGGGTACACAGGCTAATGACACACAAGGCTCTGGTGGCGGTATGATGGGCACAGGAAGCGTTCCTACGCCGGGTATGCAGGGCTTCTCTGCTAATAATGGTTCGGGAGCGCCTCCGCAATGAGCTTAAAGCAGCTTGTTAACTCGCATGATGTGTATCAGTCGTTTCTTAAATACATTAACGACATGATTGCCCTACGTCAAAAAAGCTTAGAAACAGCAATTGAGCCTCACGACATTTATCGTATACAGGGTCAGATTAAAGAGTTGCGTAGGCTTTTGACTATGCGAGATGAAGTTAACGCAATGGATAAGTGATATGGCTAATTGGGAAGAAGAGCTTGGACTAAATGATGTCCGTCCTTTTGACAGACCTATGACTGCGGGTAAGAACGACAAAGTAGTGGGTCAAGATGAACTTGGCAACACGCTTTACGAAACTCCTACAGGTCAACGTTACAGTGTGCGTCCTGCTTCTAAAGAAGAAAGCAAGACAACACGAGGTAAGGTTGAAGATTGGGTTGACGAAGGTGCTCCTCTTCCTAGTTGGGACCAGATTGTAGATAGTGCTAAAGCGGCCCCACAAGCTGCCTACGACAGTGTAGCTGGTATGGTTAGGGGTGAGGGCACTTATGGGGATGTTATGGGGGCTGTGGCCACTATGGCTGCTCCCGGTGCTAGTAAAGCCTTTGACGCTTTTGACCCGAACACCACACGTATGTTCTTTGGGCCTGATAGCCCAGCTGCTGACAGAGATGCTCTTGATCGAGCGGAACTCATGTCTGAAAAGGGGTACAGCCCTGAGGAAGTTTGGTTAAGTACAGGTTGGTGGAACAGCCCTAATGGATGGCGATTTGAAGTGTCTGATAAAGACATGCAAATCCATCCCCAACTCCTCGCAAAAGCAGAAGAGGTCGCACCTACTGGATTAGCTGCCTCTGGTAAATTAACGGAGGGTGTTAAACACCCTGAGTTTTTTAATGCACTCCCCGATGATGGAAACATAATCCCAGACTTAGGGAAAGTCTTTGTTAGTGTTAAGGATAAAGAAAGTGGTGCCTACCAAGTGGGCACAGGAAATATCTCTGTAAAAGGAAAAGACAAAGAAACAATTAAGTCTGTCCTTTTGCATGAAATGCAACACCTAGTCCAAGACGCTGAAAACAATGTTAGTAAGGGTGCAAATCCAGACGCCATTGCAAGTGATTTAAACAAAACACTTAGTCAACTCCCTCGTGATGCCCTTGAATACTTAGCAGAGAGACGAGAACGTGATCGCCTAATCTCTCAGCTAGACCTTGCTCGTAAAAACCTTGAAAGCAACACACCTAAAGGTTGGGGGTCTTTTGAGGTAGACAGCTCTGGTGCTACTGTGGACGATTACACAGATATGATCACAGAGTTAAAACGGGACAGGAACAGCAAAGCTCAAATCTTTCAACGTCAGTTCTCTCCTGAGTTTAAAAAGTCTATTGATGACTTCTATACAGCTACATTAGGTTTTACTGATTACCTTGAAAAAACAGACGAAGGTGATTGGGTTCCTCTGCCAAAAGAACAGGCTCTTGAAAAACTTCGTTCTGGTGTAGCTTTTGACTTGTACCAAAGAGACCCCGGTGAAGCTGAGGCCCGTCTTGTACAAACACGTAAAGATTTAGATCAAGCTGAGAGGGCTATGCGTTTTCCCGAAAAGGACTACGACATTGACCCGAATACACTGATTGATAAATATGACCTCAGAAAGATCACTAACAACATGCTCAGTGAGCTAGATAACGTTAGAGGTCGAAGAGGTTATGCAGAAGGAGGTATGGTGGAAAATCCAAACGTTGACCCGGTGTCGGGCAATCCTGTTCCAACAGGGGCAAAACCCGAAGAAGTGAGGGACGATGTTCCAATCATGGCTTCCGAAGGTGAATACGTAATTCCTGCTAACGTTGTTCGTTACCTTGGTCTTGACCGAATTGAAAAGCTTGTAGAGAAAGCTAAAAAAGGTTTGGCAGAGCTTGAGGCAGGTGGACGTATTGGTGGACAAGGAGAAGACGACCTTCCCTTTTCCCCAGAGGAGTTAATGGCTGTTGAAGAAGAAGCTGTTGCAGATCGTCCTCCGGGTATGGCCGAAGGTGGGATGGTTTCTGGTAATAACGATGACGTTGATCCTGTTACAGGGTTGCCGGTATGGTTAACCACTTTCCAGAACGCACCTAAGCCTGCTGCTCCAAGTGTCCCAACAGTGACACCTACAGCTCAAAAGACCTCTGAAAAAGAGCCTGAAAAAAGCTGGATGGACCGTAAAGATGGGGTTGTATCTAAGCCAACAGGTTTAGCTGCTTCTGTCAATGAGTGGACGGTTAACGATTTTAATAAGTATGCCACTGCCCGTAATAGTGTAGGTCAAAAAGCAGGACAGGCTCTTGTTGGCATGACTGTACCTTTTGGCGGTATTGCAGGTAAAATCCGTGAACGTTATCTTGAACGAAACGTTCCTCGTGAAATGGCTTCTATGATTGAAAGCGGTAAAGACCTCCAAGGAAATCCCCTGAGTTCTGCACAGCTTGATCAACTAAAGAAAGGCTATTCTCGTATTAGCACAGAGCCTATCTCCGCAGGACGTGGGGTTAGTGGTGTTGCTAATGCAATTCTGCAAGAGACAGGATTAGTTAAGCCTCGTCCAGCAGCACCAGAAAAAGCTGCTAAACAGCAGGCCAGAGCACAAAACGATGGTTTGATCAATCGTGCTTTGGACTTCATCACTGGTGAACGAAAGCCTCGTGAAACACCTAACACCAGTTCGTCTGACCGAAAAGAAAGTTCAGGTCTGATTGGTAAACGAAGTGGTTCTTCGGGAAATAGTGACACAGCTCGTAAAGGAAATACCTCTAAGGGTGGTTCAGGCTCTGTGTCTATTAGTGCAAACAAGTCTAGCTCTCGTAGCAAAGATAACAAGAAAAAATAACAATGGCGACCCATCAATGGTGATGGCCCCAGAAGGAAACATTAATGTCTGATTATATCGCACCCCGTTCTGTCAAGCGTCTTGAAGATGAAATTGCAGAGCTGGAAAAACAGTTTACGCCTGAGGAGGAAGAAGAGGAAGAAGAGCAGGAGGAAGGACAGGTTGAAACGGAAGTTGAAACTAATGTCGAACCTCAGGAACCTCTCTCTAAAGAAGAGGAAACTTTCCGAAAACGCTATTCTGATCTTCGTCGCCACAGTCAAAAACTGGCGGATCAGTTAAAAGAAGTGGAAGCCAAACTTCTCCAAGCTGAAAAGCAAAAAACCTCCCCCGGTCTTCCGACCGCAGAGGAGGCTGAGGAGTGGGCTAAAGCTAACCCAAAAGCAGCTGCAATCATTCGTGCACTAGCTGCTAACGAGACAGCAAACAGTTCTGCTGAACTGAATACGATTAAAGAAAAACTTAATCGTGCTGAACAAGAAGCCCGTATTGTTAAAGCCCACCCGGACTTTGAAGACATTACGGCAGAAGACGAATTTCACGACTGGGCTGAACAGCAGCCTGCGAGTGTACAGAAACTCATCTACAGCTCGTCTGCGGATGATGTGATCTGGGCTATCGGTCAGTATAAAAAAGAAACCAAGACCGAAAAACCCAATCCTCGGAAAGAGGCAGCTAAAGCTGTTTCTTCCAAAGCTACATCTGCTGAACCTAAGACCGAAGGTAAGGGGCGCTTTACCGAGTCTATGGTTAGCAAAATGTCGATGCAAGAGTATGAAAAGAATGAAGCCGCTATTCAAGAATCAATGAAGAACGGTACATTCGTTTACGACCTCTCTGGCGCGGCACGATAATCTGGCCCCTTAACAGGCTCCCCAGATTGATATAAACACAAAAGCTTACCCAATCAAGTAGTGGCCGAGGGACGTGGGCACACGTTTCCTCCACCCGCCAAAGATGGCCCTTGTGTGTTGATGGTCGTACTAACTATCTTTCCCATCAACAAAGGATTAATATTATGGCTTTTAAAGCTGCTGCGGGTCATGGCTCGCTTCCTAATGGCGTCTTTTCGCCGATCATCTACTCCAAAAAGGCCCAGCTGGCTTTCCGCCGTTCCTCGGTCATTCAGGCAATTACCAACACTGAGTATTTCGGTGAGATTGCTTCGTTCGGTGACGCGGTTAAAATTATCAAAGAGCCGGAAGTGGCAATCCGCCCCTACGCTCGTGGTAAGATTATCCAGCCGCAAGACCTCGTGGATGAAGACTTCACGCTGGTCATCGACCAAGCTAACGAGTTTGCCTTCCAGCTGGAAGACATCGAGCAGGCCCATTCGCACATCAACTGGATGTCGCTGGCAACTGACCGTGCTGGTTTCAAACTGCGTGACCAGTTTGACGCCGAAGTGCTTGGCTACCTGACAGGCTTCAAGCAGTCGGTCATCGGCAACCCGGCTGACACCCTGCGTGTTCTGGCTGACATGCCCGGCACCCGTGCTGTTAGCTCGGCTGGTGTGGACGAACTTCTGGCCTCCAACAAACTGAACCGTCTGTCGTTCCTCGCGGCTGGTGGTGACAACTCCATCCCGGTGGCCCCGCGCTTCCCCGGCCAGCAGACTAAGCCCACCGACCTCGTGTCGCCGCTTACCATTCTGGCTCGTATGGCTCGTAACCTCGATCTGCAAAACGTGGATCAGAACGGTCGTTGGTTGGTCATTGACCCGGTCTTTGCAGAAATGCTCAAAGACGAAGACAGCCGTCTGTTCAACGCTGACTACTCCGAAAAGGGTGGCCTGCGTAATGGTCAGATCGGGAAGCAAATCCACGGCTTCACCATCTACATGTCGAACTCGCTGCCGCGTGTTGGTACGGGTCCGACCACGGTTGGTACAACGTCTCAGAACGCCAACTACGGTGTTATCGTTGCTGGTCACAGCTCGGCTGTTGCCTCGGCAGAAAACCTGACCAAGACTGAAACGTTCCGTTCGCAGGAAACGTTCGCGGACGTGGTTCGTGGTCTGCACGTTTACGGTCGCAAAATCCTTCGTCCCGAAGGCCTCGTGACTGCAAAATACAACGTCGCGTAATGAAACTGGGAGGGCTTAACGGCCCTCCTCTTTCTTGGAAAAGGATATAAATATGCCTACGCTTAACAGCGCACGTCGTAACACCTCTGGTATTCTGGACGGTGGTTACAAGAACTTCGCACGGGTTCTGGACTTTAACCTGAACTTGGCTGCTGATGTTACTATGGGTACTGCTACGGATGACGTGCAGCTGGCAACTCTGCCCGCTGGTGCTGTTGTTCTGGCTGCTACCGTCCAACAGGTTGGTGTTGGTACTGGCACGGGTACGCTGGCGCTGCGCGTCGGTACTACCGCTGTGACTGGTACTTTGGCCTCGACAGCTACCGTCGGCACTGTTGCAGCTACGGTCCCTGCCGCCATTCCGCTGGTTGTCCCGGCTGCTGGTGCAGAACTGAACCTGCTTGGTGCCACCGCTGTCCGTACGGACGGTGTGGTTCGTGTTGTGGTGGTTGTGGCCGAAGGTGATCGTTCGCCTCGTGTACCGGAACTGACCGACCGTGACACCCTTGCCTAATTGAACTAAGGGGGCGGGGGCTTTTGCCCTTGCCCCTCTTTTATGACGAGGATTTAAATGCCCTACAATTATCTTGAGCTTGTCAATGATGTCAACAAGCGTTTAAATGAGGTTCCTCTTACCTCGTCCAACTTTGCCTCTGCTGCTGGTTACTATGCTGATGTGAAGGGGTATGTTAATGCTGCTCTTAATCGTATTAACCGAGAAGAGTTTGAATGGCCCTTTAACCACACGACATACACACAAGCGTTAACTATTGACCAATCACGCTACAATCACCAAGCAGATGCAAAAACTGTGGCATTCGACACTTTTCGAGTAAAAGGTGATGACACACTAAATGTCACCTCTCGTCGCTTACGGGTGATGGATTACGAAGAGTATCTAAACAACTATCCAGATTACGAGTTTAACCCAGCAGATTACCACGATGCTCCTCAGTTTATCGTACGTAATCGTAACCTCTCTTACACTATCGCCCCTCCGCCTGATCAAGCTTATGAGGTCTTGTACGAGTATTATCGTCTGCCTGTTGATCTTGTTGACTGGGACGATGTACCCACTGTACCAGAGCAATTTAGGTGGGTTATTCTTGAGGGAGCTATGTACCATGCGTACATGTTCCGTGGTGGACTAGAAGAGGCTGCTATTTCTAATCAGCTCTTTCAGTCTGGTATTAAAGACATGCGTAAGCTGTATATCAATCGTTATGAGTACACCCGTTCAACAGTCATTAGGTCGTGAGGTTTAAATGCCTACTAGGTGGGAAACATTTCCGATTCAACTTCAAGGCGGTTTAACCACCAATCTTGGTCGTCTTGAGCAAGGGATCAGTGCTCCCGGTAGTGCTACAATCCTACAAAACTTTGAGCCAGACGTTAAAGGTGGCTACACTCGTATCCTTGGCTACACAAAGTTTAGCGAAACAGCTGTCCCCGGAACAGGGCTAATTCATGGGGTTGTTGCTTATGGAGCCTCTGAGGCACTTGTTGCCAGAGGGGGAAATTACTACAGAGGGTCTGGTGGAGCTTGGACAAGTATTCTCGCCATCATTAACCCAACTATCAATCGTATTAGAGCAGACACGTATGACTTTACAGGGGACCGTAAATACGTTGTAGTAGACGCGGTTAACCCCCCAGCATATTTTAATGCTGTAGCGGGAACCATGGCATATGCTGTAGGCGCTCCTGCTGACGTGGTTGGGGCTGACCGAGTAAGGGTTTTTAAAAACCACCTGTTCTTCTCAAAAGGACGTTTCCTTAGCTTTAGCTCCCCATTCCTTGAAAGTGATTTTCTTCCTGCCAATGGTGCAGGTGTTATCAACGTTGGAGACGAGATTACAGGTTTGATGGTCTTTCGTGATCAGCTGATTGTGTTCTGTCTTAATCGTATCTATCGTGTCTCTGGCAGCTCTGTCTCTGACTTCGTCCTGTCTCCAATCACCAACAACACAGGTTGCTTGTGTGGGGATACGGTTCAGGAAGTTGGTGGTGACATCATGTACCTCGGTCCTGATGGTATCCGCTACCTTAGTGCATCTGAACGAGACAATGATTTTGGTCTGACAAGAGCTTCTGAAAAAATTCAGAGCAAGGTGTCGGAGATTACCAATGCAAACTGTCTTTTCTCGTCTGTAACCATCTCCGCTAAGAACCAGTACCGATTGTTTTACTATTTGTCTAACGTCAGCACAGAAAACTCTAAAGGTTTCCTCGGGACTAAGTATTCCAATCAGACAGCAGATAATATTGCTTGGGCTGAGATGAAGGGCTTTAAGATTTATGGTCTGGGTAAGTATCAAGCACGAGACAAAGAAACAATTTTGTTTGTTGGTGATACTGGGTTTGTCTATCGTATGGAGTCTGGAAACGGTCTAGACGGGACAGATATTGAGGCAATCTTTGAGACGCCTTTTATGCCTATCAATGACCCCAAGATACGAAAGACGATGTACAAACACACATTGTATGCTCGTCCCTCTGGTGGCCTGAACATTACAGGCTTGCTTAAGTTTGACTACACACAACCTAACTCTTCTCCTGCTTCTCCGTTCTCTGTGACCTTTACATCTGGATCGTCTACCTATGGTGACGTTATGGCAGTGTACGGAACTTCAACGTATGGTTCACCAGCAGAAGAACAGTTTTACAATAACGTGAATGGTAGTGGATTTGTTGTTGCTGCTCGTTATACATCACTGGGACAAACTCCCCCATACAACCTGAACTTTGTTGTTCTTGAATACAGAACAAACGAAAGGAGATAATAATGACGGGCTATGTCCGCACGGACACTACTAACCAAATTGCCAACGGCAACACAATTGATGCTATTCCTCTTGATAGTGAATATGATGCTATCCAAGCTGCCTTCGCTAACGTAAGTGGTCACACCCATAGTGGGGCTACAGGAGAGGGTGGGCCTATTACGGTCATTGGTCCTGCTCAACAGGTCGTTGCCTCGTCTAACAGTTTGTCACCTAATGCTGATAATACTATGGACCTTGGTACCACATCCTTTGAGTGGAAAGACTTATGGATTGACGGCGTAGCCAACATTGACAGCCTTGTAGCAGACACAGCTGACATTAATGCTGGTACAATTGACAACACAACAATTGGTGCTACGACAGCTACAACCATTCGTGGAACAACTATTACAGCCACTACAGGTTTTGTTGGCAACCTTACAGGCAATGCTTCAACAGCCACCACTACCGCTACAGCAACTACAGCTACGACCCTTGCCACACCTCGTACAATTAATGGCACCTTGTTTGATGGCTCTGCCAACATTGTTACGACAAACTGGGGCACCTCTCGTAGCATTACGATTGGTGGCACAGCCCGTGCTGTAGATGGCTCTGCCCCCGTCACTTGGTCTCTTGCAGATATTGGTGTAGGGACACTTGGTACACAAAACTCTGGTGCTGTAACAATCACTGGTGGTACTATCACAGGTATTACAGACCTTACAGTTGCAGACGGTGGTACGGGTGTTAGCACGATCACTGGTATTATTCGTGGTAACGGTACATCACCCTTCACCGCCGCTGTGGCAGGGACCGACTTCCTTGCACCTTCTGCTATTGGCACGACAATACAAGCTTTTGATGCAGGTTTGCAATCTATTGCAGGTTTGACGACGCTTGCAGACCGTATGATCTACACCACTGCTTCTGATGTCTATGCAGTGACCCCTCTTACCAGTTTTGCTCGTAGCATCCTTGATGATGCAGATGCAGTAACTGTAAGAGGTACAATTGGTGCTCAGGCATCAGACGCTACCCTTACATCTCTCTCTGGTCTCTCTCTTGTAGCTGGTGATGTTATCTACGCAACTGGGGCAGATACCTTTGTTAGACTAGGTATTGGCTCAACAGATCAGGTTCTTACAGTTAGTGGAGGTGTACCTGCTTGGGTCACTCTGCCTTCTTCGGGTATTGCCTTAGGAACGCCTGTTGCTGCATCTGGGACACAAGTTGATTTTACTGGCATCCCTTCTACTGCTAAACGAGTTACAGTCCTTCTCTCTGAGGTCTCACACAACGCTGGTGGCAGCGTTTCAATCGGCGTGCAGATCGGAGACAGCGGAGGGATCGAAACAACTGGATACACCGGGGCTGTGCGAGATCAGAACGGGCCGACCACTGCCGCATTCAGCGCAAGTTTCTTGCTCACCCCAGTGATAGGCGGTGCGTCGCAAATCATCCATGGGCGCATGGTTTTGGAGTGCGTTGACCCCGCGACAAATCTCTGGGTTGCGGTCGGTCAAGCTGCAAACAACACCAGCACCATCATGTCATCGTCCTCCGGCAGCAAAACCCTTTCCGCAACGCTTGACCGCGTTCGCATTCTTCTCAGCTCTGGATCGTTCGACGCTGGCACCGTCAACGTGTCGTGGGAATAATTTTAGAGGTAATTATGGCTAAACGTCCTACAGTAAGTGAGATGATGTCTGTTGCTGACAAGCGACTTGGAAAAACTACAGGGGCCTCTAAAGGCAAAAAGCCTGCGCCTAAAGGCTCTTTTAAAGGCAGCCGTCCTCGTGTAAATGCCAAAGATGGCCTTCACGGCCTAAAACTTAAATATACGAAGAAGTTCTAAGGTATGCTGCCAGAACTCATCTCAATAATTAATCTTGTAATGCAATACCTCATCGTACCTGCTATTGTGTGGGTCTTCTGGCTTCACAAAGATTTAGTCATCTTACAGACAGAAGTTGCAGTGTTACGAGCAGAAGCCACAGCAAGAGACCGAGCTAGGAAAGAGGAACGAGAAACGTTCTCTAAACAGCTAGACCAAATCTTAGTGGCAGTTAATAGCATTAATGGTCGTATTGACAACATGATGAATAGTAACAATAGTAACCATTAGGTTATATATTCTTAGGGGTGGCGGAAAGTTTTTAAAACCAACCCTTATTATATATAATCAAAAATTGACCCTTGTCAAGGGGTAAATGAAAATAAATTTTCCCTTGGAGGTAAGATGAGGAAGATTAACGAGATTATCCTGCATTGTAGTGATACTCGTCCTAATTGGATGGGTAATCGTACTACCTCGTCTAAGGTCGCTGAGATCAGGCGTTGGCACAAGCAGGAACGAAAATGGAGTGATATTGGTTATCATTTCGTTATCGACAGGGACGGAACTGTTGCTAAGGGTCGTCCCTTAAGTCGAGTTGGTGCCCACGTAGTAGGTAAGAACGCTTTTAGTGTTGGTGTCTGTCTTATCGGTGGACATGGTGCTAGTGCAGATGACGACTTCTATGAGAACTTTACAGAAGCACAGAACGTTGCTGTTCGTCAACTTATAGAAGACCTTCGTAAACAGTTCCCGGAAATTTTTTTGATAACGGGTCATAATCAATACGCTGCCAAAGCCTGTCCGGGCTTTCGTGTTGGCAAATTCTTAGGAGAGAAAAAATGAAAACTTGGCTCATCACTCGTTTGAAAGAGAAAACCACTTGGGCTGGTATTGCTACCGTCATTGGTTCGCTTAGCTTCATTCCAAATGCAGCTGAATGGTCCACTGTGGTGATTGCTGCTGGTACAGCTATTGCTGGTGCCATTTCCATTCTGGCAAAAGAAGCCCCCAAATCCGAGTGATTGGAAAATAGATGTTAGCCACGCTTGTTAGCAAATTTATGGCATGGCTTGGTGGTCGGGGTCTGCGTATTCTCGTACGTCAGATCGCCGACGCACTAGAAGAGGCCGAAGTTGATAGAGACTATAAACTGGCTATGCAAGAGCTTGCTTTGATGGAAGCGCAAGCTGGTAACTCGGCAAGGGATGCAGAAGCCCACAGGAGAATGAACGATGTGGAAATTGGCACAGGTGCTTCTGATGACGCTGTTATTGAGCGCCTGCGTAAGCTCGCAGACAAGCCCGCCAAGAGCTGAGGTTGTTCCGTCAGCTGTAGAACGTTTGCGTCAGCCTGCTGAAAATCACGCCACAGCGTTGGTTAATGGGGATGTTTCAGAGGTACGAAGAACTGGCTTAACCCTGTTAGAATTGTTGTATGCTTATGCAGGGTGGGAAGATGAAGAATAAGGTCGTAGGAGAACTTAATGGCTAAGAAATTTGGTGGTTTCACCGAACAACAACGAGAGGTCTTAGCCCGGAGAATGGGGTTTAACGGCCCTATGGATCAGTTTGGGAAGTTCTTACAGTCTTCCCCCCAGCACCAGCAGAAGTTCCTATCATACGAGGATAAAGCTCAGCAGGCCATCCAGCAAACAGCTCCACAACAGCCTAATCCAAAACCCGCTTTTGCAGCTGGTGGTGTGGTTACGGGTGGGGACGGGAACGGGCAGTTTATGACCCAGTTCATGCAGAACAATGCAACTCCTCCGCCTGATGGTCCTCCCACTACAACCCCCACAACTGCACCTACAACCACTCCGACAACCACCCCTACGACGACACCAGCCGCCCCTACAGGAAGTATGGCTGATGCTGCGACGTGGGGAGGGTCTATCCTAACAAATCAGCTTATCAATAACCCGGCAGCTAACACCCCTCAGGTGCAAGTTGAGCAGATGCAAACGTCTGCCAATGAAATGCTTAATCCTACGTCTGGGCAGGTGACACCTTCGGCTAACGTCACAGCGAGCCAGACAGCCCCTACAGCGCAGGCTCAGGACGTTACAGCCACCCCAGCCCCCCAAGTTACAACAGCCACCTCAGCGCCCGCTGTAGCCGCTGCTGTGCAGGGTATGCAGGCAGAGCAGGGGACGGTTTCTCAAAACGCTCAGGTTACAGCTGCGACGGCTCTCCCTTCGGCTGATGCCACAGTGCAGGGTCAGCTTGCTAAGTTGATGCAACAGTTTGAGGGTGGGGAAACCCCAGCTTGGGCTGCTGGTGCCATCCGTAATGCAAATGCCATTATGGCTCAGCGTGGTCTTGGTGCCTCGTCCATGGCAGGGGCTGCTGTTACACAAGCTGCAATGGAAAGCGCCATTCAGATTGCTGCTCAGGACGCTGCTACGTTCTCGGGCTTTGAAATGCAAAACTTGAACAACCGCCAGCAAGCTCGTCTTGTTAACGCTCAGTCGTTCTTGCAGATGGACTTGGCTAACCTCGATGCTCGTCAACAGACAGCCATCTTTAAGAGCCAGTCGATTATTCAGTCTCTGTTCACGGATCAGGCGGCTGAAAATGCTTCTCGTCAATTTAACGCTACGAGTGAAGCTCAAACTGAACAGTTCTTTGCAAGCCTTAGAACACAGGTGCAGCAGTTTAATGCGTCTCAGTTTAATGCTATGGAGCAGTTTAGGGCTGGACAGACAGACTCTGTGAACATGTTCAATCGTCAGATGAACGACGCTACAGAGCAGTTTAACGCTTCTAACCGTCTTGTTATTGATCAATCAAACGCTGAATGGCGTAGGGCTGTTACGACAGCTAACAACGCCAACGTAAACGAAGCTAACCGTATTAACGCTCAGACAGCCTCTGGTATGACGTTAGCTGCCTATAATAACTTGATGCAACGTGAACGTGACTTCTATTCGTTTGCCTTCACCGCTGGCGAAAATGCCCTCAATCGTGCAAACGAGTTGGCATTAGCTCAGATGGGTGTTAGTGCTGCTGCCCGTGAAGCCTCTGCAAGCCGTTCGGCTGGTATGTGGCAGGCAGTGGGTTCGTTGGCTGGGGCCTTAATCTCGAAGTGGTAACATGAACTACATGAACAGCTTAAAAGCCCTCCGAGCTAAGATGGAAGAAAGCTCTCAGGGTATTCAACAATCAGTAAGTCAGGGGTTGGAATCTTTCATCCCCTCTCGTATGCAAACAGAAGTTCCTCAGGAAAACACTGAGGACATCATCACTCGGACAGCAAGCTGGGTGTCTGACATTAAGAAGGCTGCATTAGAAATGCAGAAGGCTTATCAGACAGCTTCTAAAGGCTCTCAGTCAGCTCCCTCTGCTGGTACAGCTTTTGTTGATGGATTTACCAATGCGTCTTCTAAAGCTAAAGAGGCTGAGACAGAGGCTGTTGACCCTGAGGTTCAGGCTGCTAACCAAGAGGCTTTTGTGTCTCGTCGTAGCGAAGCCAGCCCTTCTAATTATGCTCCCACACGTCCTACAGAAATCAACTCGTTTAAAGATGCGATTGACATGACAGAGGGTGGTGGAGACTACGACACGTTGTTCGGCTTTTCTAACCGAGATGGTAAGAAGTTTGCTGGTAAGCGTGTCAGCCAGATGACCATTGGTGAGATTAAGCAATTTGCTTCTCCTAGTGGAGAGTATGGTCAGTGGGTTAAAGGTCAGGTGGGGCGTGTTGCTACACCTATGGGCCGTTACCAGTTTGTTGGCACCACCTTAAAAGCTATGGCCTCTGAAATGGGGCTAGACGATAACACAGTGTTCACCCCAGAAGTTCAAGATGCTATGTTTGAACACTATCTGGATAAACGTATCAAGAGTGGTAAGACGATGGATGAGAAAGTGTCTCAGGTTCGTCAGGCTTGGGAGGGCTTTAAGCATGTTCCCACCTCTACCCTCAGAACTCTAATTGCTCAACGTGAGGCAGCTTAATGGATTTTATGGGACCAATCCCCGGTATGTCGTTAACTAAAGAACCGGGTAACGCACCTTGGGAGCAGCCCCCTCTGTATAATACAGTGGAAGAATCTCTTGCGTTCTACCTTGAGAAATTTAACGACGAAGAAACTTTAGACGAAATGATGTTTGCCCTTGAGGCAGGCTATCCCGTGGATGCTATGGTAAACTTCCTAACCTCGTATAGTGTGATGGAAGGTTATCATAGCGTTGACGTTAAAATGATTATTGCTCCCGTTCTTCATGAGTATATTATGAGCCTTGCTGATGCAGCTGGCATTGAATATACAGAAGAGCTTGGCCCCTCTAAAGAAGAGCGTATGGCTGCACGGGACAAGAAGCGTAGTCAGGTCTTGTTCACCAAGATGATGGAAGAGGGGGGTGATCCTTCTTCTGCTATGGTCGATAAGGCAGAAGACCTTTTAGAGGGGGAAACTTCCTCAGACGAAAATGAAGAAGATACCCACTCTCCTTTGATTAAACGGAGGATGTAATGGCTAGTGCAGCTGTTGAAGGGTTTGTCACAGGTTTTGCTGGGACACTGGCTCAAAATGTAATTGAGAATAAGCAACGTGCCCGTGACTACTTTGATAAACAAGTTGAGTTCGCTCGTACGAAAGGTTTGGAAAACCGTAACCGCGTACGTGAAACCGTCAACACTAATATATCTATTGCACGTCAGCTTGAAGCTGTGGGTGTCCCTAAAGAAGTGATTATGGCTCAGGTCAACCAAGACCCGGCTGGCCTTAGCTCTTTCTACGAACAAGCAGAGAAGATTAGGGCGTCCACAGGTAAAGACTTCACCCCCGAGGAATGGAAAGCCATCTTCAAGGTAGCTGGTGATTTTAAAGCTCCTGACGAAGACATTGCTACGTTTATCTCTCGTACCTACGACCCCATTGCTAATGCAGCCTCTGAGCCTGATTTTGCTGATGATCCAGAAGGAACCCTCATCTCTCGTATGATGGGCTTCAACGCTATGGATCAAGCTCGTGCTCGTCTTGGTGAGACAGTGGTTGCTGATGGTTTGACAGCTGACGAACTTGTACGTTATGGTGACGTACAGCCTCAGCGTGTTGGCGGTAATGCTGTAGTGACGACCAACTACGGAGCTATTCCGGGACGAGAGGGTTCTAGCGACCTCTCCATCTCTGAGACAAGCGCCCTTCTTAAGGTGGTTGACGAACAAGTTAGCACCGCTATTGGAATGCTTGAATCAGCTGGTGGGTTGGCCGAAGGTGCAGACCTTACTGCGACCCGTGATGAGGTGGTGCAAGAAATTGCTACTCTCTACCCCCAAGCCTCTGTAGCAGACATTCAACGTATGGCTGATAATGCCATTCGTAAGCGTCGTTATAACGTAGACACAGGGGAAGAGCCGGGATTGCCCGTAGGAGAGCCTGAGGAGGCCGTAGAAGCCCCTGTAGAGGCTCCGGTAGGGGAGACTAGCCCAGAACCGACTATGCCCTCTGAGGCCCCTCCTACGGCCTCTACGACCCCAGAGGTTATTACCACTGGTGATGGGGTTCAACTCACCCTTGTGAGGGACAACGACGATGGTACATCCACGTACATGGACCCTGACGGAAATGAATATCGAATTGCCACAGACTTGGCAAGACAACAACAATAATGGAGACCCCCTTGGCCCTCACTCTTGAAGAACTTCTTAAGCAGACAGAGCAGAGAAACCAAGGGGCAGCTCCCGCTATAACCCCTGCCCCTACAGCTCCTCGTATCCCCACTATTGAGGCGGCTCCTGCTAAACCTACGTTGAATGAGTTGGTGGTAGAGACACAGAAACGTGCCCCCACCCCTCCTGCCACTACATCCCTTACAGTGGATGATGTGGTTAATGACCCTGAGCGTCTGGCTAAAATCCGTAAGATGATGTCCACCACTAAGGATGTTTATTACGAGACAGCTCCTGCTGAGGAGGTTATGGAAGGTTTCATGTCTCACATGCGTTGGCTTAACACCAACGAAGTGTCTACAGCTCGTGAAGCTCTTAACATCACTGTCGCAGATGAAGATACCAAGGCTGTCTATGGTGAAGCCTATAAAATCTACGACGAGATGGGGAGTATGTTCTCCAATGGGGATGCGTGGAATGGTATGCTCGACTATGGTGGGGCTTTCGTAACTTCCCCTAGTTTGTGGCTTGGTGTTGGTATTGGTAAGATTGCCGGGTCTGTTGGGACCAAAGCTGCTGCAAAGACAGCTACTACAGTTGCAATTAATGCTGCCACCAAACAGATTGTCCAAAAGTCTGGTGGTGCTGTAGCTACGCAAGCTATTAAGAACGAGCTAAAGAATACGGCTGCTAAGGCTGCTGCTCGTTACCACATTGGTGGTGCCCTTGCTGCTGAGGCTCCTCTTGCAGCTATGCAAGACTACTTCCTTCAAGACATGCGTATGGACACGGGGGTTCAGGACGAATATGATTTTATGCAAGGTGCTATTGCAACGGTGGCTGGTGGCGTTGGGGCAATCCCCGGCATCTACACCCTTCGTCGCAGTTCCAATTCTACGTTTGCAGAAACAGGGAAACTCCTTGACGAAAGTTTTAAACAAAGGGCGAGAACTTCCGCTAAACGGGCGGCCCCTAAAGTAAAAGCCTCTCTTGAGAAAGCCCAGCTTGACTGGCTTAAACTGGCAGAAAACGGGATAGGCTTTGAAAACAATGTTCCGTTACAGAGAGAAGTTTTTAATTGGTTCTTTAACTTTGATGTAGAGAACGGGCTTGCTCGAATCCTGCAAGAGGAGGGGGCCAGTCTCTCTTTTGAAGAGGGTGCATTTACCAGAGACATGTTGGCGTATGCCATGAACATGGGTGACGAGAACCTTGAAGCTTTTAATAAGGCCTTTGAACCCCTTGGTGTGACGTTTGGAGAGGCTACGACCATCTTAGCTAACTCTGTAAGGTCAAAGGGGCAAGATATGAACGTTATCTCTCAGACCTCCAAAATCTTTAAAGAGTTTCGTAATACCTCTGTAGCTAAGAAACATTCAGCTAAAACCCTTGTAGAGAACGCCACAGAAGAGGCTGCTGACGATGTTGAGCTGTCTGCTGGTAACGTTGTAGGTTATGCTCAGTCGGTGTGGAAGAAGATGCTTGTTTCCACCTTCCCCACTACAGCCGTTAACGTGAAAGGCTGGGCTATTGCTCGTAGCGCCTCTGCTATGGCTGATATTGCTCTGGCTGGTGGCCTAATGGGACGCGCTGGCATTCGTGCTGTGATTGACCCTGCTGGTGCCCTTAAGGATGTAGCTAAGGTGAGGGCCTTGGCCCAGAACCAGACATTCGCCCTTCAAACCCTTATGGACCCCTTCCTTAGTGCAGAGGCTTTTATTGCCCTGCTTGAGAAGGCTCCGACCAAGGTTAAGAAGAATATGTCTGGTCAAATCTTTGGTGGGGTGGATGACTTCGGCCCTGAGAGGTTTGGTCTTAATCCTAATTCCAAAACTGTTAGTGCAATTGAGAAGACCTCTGACATTGCACAGCGTATCAGCTTGGTCCATGCACAGGACACTTTGACGAAAGGTGTCTCTGGTCTTACAGCCCTTGACCGTGAGTCTCGTATTGCCTTTGGTAAAGGCATTCAGCAGCTTATTGAAGATGGGGAGGTTTGGAAGCTTACAGACGAGATGTGGAACAAAGCCACAACCTCTGTGCTTCGGGAGACATTCTCGGAAGACCTGTCTATGGGCAAGGGGTTCCTTGCAGGTGCAGCTAAGTTCGTTCAGAACCTGTCGTCTACACCGGGTATCGGCTTTATTGTGCCGTTCGGTAAATTCCTCAACAACACGGTTGCCTTCACCTATCGTCACTCTCCCCTTGCCTATGTTGGCGTAGCAGGACGAGTGTTTAAGGGGGCACCTGAGGATGACATTGCTGAGACAGCGGCTCGTGCTACTGTTGGGACAATGGCTTTGGCTTACCTTGTCGCAGGTGAGGAAGAGAAGCAGAAGGAAGGCCTTCAATGGTTTGAACGTCGTAATGACGATGGGTCTATTGAAGACATCACCACTGTGTTCCCCTATTCCGTCTACTCCCTGATTGGTCGTATGTACCACAACTGGGATAAAGGTGAGGGTATGGACAAAGGACTTGTTGACAGCTTGCTGCAACAAATTGGTCCTCTAGATGCCCTTGAGACTGTTGCTGCTCCCCCTTTCATTCGTGACTTCACCCGTTACATGACGGATGAGACGATTGATGATGGAGAGAAGGCCACGTTCTTTGCCACAGTTAAGGACGCTCTTGGCTATGTCGCAGGAACGACAGGGGATATTCTGGCGGGTTACACACGTCCTCTGGACTTGATGAGCCGTACTATTTCCTATACCAACCCTGAGGCTGGTGGTGGTCTGACTATTGATCGTAAGCAAGCTGAGGGGATTGATAAGTTTACCCTTGGTCTTACTCGTTACACCTCTGCCTTCTTCAACTACGCACTTGGTGAAGAGAACGAGTATGGTGTGAGGCTGATGGGTAAGCCTAAGGAGAGTGCTATCTCTCCCGGTCCTGTTCGTATTCCAAACCCGGCTGGGACTATCGTTGGTACGACGTTGCCCCCTAAGGCTAACAAGATTAATAAGTTGCTTGGTATGGTGGATAAACCGCCTTACATGGCTGATAGCTTCACCTCTGGTAATCCTGAGTATGACGCTTTCATCAACAAGACAATCACACCTATGCTAGAGGAAAGGGCAGCTCGTCTGTTAAAGAACGAGGTGTTCCTTAAAGCCCCTCAATCGGCTAAGATTGATCGTGTTAACACCCTTATACAAGAGACACGTAGGGAAATCCTCAGTCTCTTGGAAGGGGGTCGTATTGGTGATAGCCAAGACCGTCTTAACAACGAGAGACGAAAGCTTCTCGTAGGAGACCGGGGTGCTAGGCGTAGGGCTATGAAAGCCTTGGGCATTACCACAGATGAACATAAACTCTCTCTCTTTGAAATCGAGGCCATCAAACGTAGGATGGACCTTGAGGAAGAAGAGTTTGGGAGAATAAAATGAAAAAGGCCCCGCCCTCGAAAGAGGAGCGGGGCTTATTTATTTCAAGTTACCTCTAGCATCCAATTATAGTTGTCTTCTAAAGATTCCCACATTGGGGTCTTGTCGTAGAAAACTAAGTTAGACTTATCACAGGCTAGCACTAATTCTCTAACACCTGCCTCAGGCTCTTTGTAAAAAAGTTTAGCAACCCTGACAATGTCATTAAATCTGAGGTGCTTCTTGTCAGGTTGTTCGAGAGTTGCTGCCACCTCTCTTGCCAACTTGTGGAGTTCGCTGTCGTCCATCACAACCTTTCACTCTCGAAAGCTGTAATTGTTTTGTTTGATTTAGAGCAGTTTTCGTGTGCTGTCAAAAGTGTTAGATTCCAAGGGACATGCAAACCACAAATACCTTTACCTTTAAGTGGCACAATATGATCAACATGCCACACTTGGTGGGTTACATCAGATAACGCAGCTCGTATCAAATAAATAAATTGAAGTTTAGCTCTGTCGTCTTCTGATAGCTTTTTAGTCTGATAACTAATGTTGCGAGACCTTAGACTTTGATACTCTGCGTAACGGTGTTTGTTATTAGCCTTAAAGTTCTTTGACTTGAGTTTGAACTTCTCTGGATTTTGCTTGTAGGCAACCCTAGATTGTTTTGTTTTTCGTAGCGACTCCTTTGCAAGCCAAGTTGGGTCTTGCTTATTTGTGTGGTATTTTTCCTTAGCAAGGGCTTTAACTTTGTCTGGAAATTTTTTATAGTGAGCCTTTACGCAATCTTTGCATCTAGATTGATAGCCAGTTTTTGTCGAAGAGTTTTTTGAAAACTCCTCACACTCCTTTTCTGATTTACAAGTGCAACAGGTAAGTTTCATAACTTTTCTGATTCAAAAGAGATTATCCACTGTTTGCAGATGTCACTACGAACAATGTCCTCGATACCAAACTCAATCACTGGGATGTCCATTTGGTATTTCTTAGCAAGGTGGATAATCTTAGATAGACCAGACTGTTCCTTAATGTCACTCTGTCGTACGTCACCGTTGATGACAACCTTACAGCCCTCACCAATACGAGTGAGGAACATCTTAATCTCTGCTACAGTGGTGTTCTGTGCTTCGTCTAGAATGACGAAAGCGTTCTTGAATGAACGTCCACGCATAACAGACATTGGGGAGAGTTCAATGTTGCCATTCTTAATCCCCGTCTCCACCACGCCTTTACCCAGACGTTCATTAAGGACATCTAAGACAGGGGCTGCCCAAGGACCAAACTTCTCGTTAAGGTCTCCGGGGAAGTAACCAAGGTCTTTGCCCACAGACACGTTAGGACGTGTGAGGATGATCTTGTCTACCTGTTTGGTAAGATACATGTTAGCTGCCATACTGGCTGCTAGGAATGTCTTACCTGTCCCTGAGTAACCACAGACGATGGTTTGAGGAGCTGATTTAAGGGCCTCTAGATAAAGGGCTTGTGCAGCATTAAGAGGTTGTAGGTCGAAAATCTTTCCTACTGCCTCCTCCCCCGCTTTCTTGTAACGAGAGATACGCTTGCCCCGTGGTTTTTCGAGCATTGTTATTGTCCTTTGGGGTGAGGTCAAACCCCATTTTCTTTTTTGTTTCTAGCTGAAAAGGTTCCCCACTAGGGCTTAACACTAATGAGGGGCGAACAGCAGCCTCCTCCCAGACTGTAATAGTCTGGGAAGGGCCTTCATCATCGTACCAATTACTCACATGTACGGAGACCAGTGGTAGAGTCATAATAACAAGCACCTCCTTCTTTCTCGTCCACAAATGTGTCTTGCTCAACTTCTGGCTCTTGTGCCACATCTTCTACAGAAGCTGCATTCAAGATACCATAACGTTTACCAGAAGCCCGGAATGTAGTACACCCAGATGCCCCACCAAGGTAAGCTTGCATATAAACATCTTTGAACTGATCCCATGTAACGTCATCACCAACATTACAAGTTTTAGAGCAAGCGGAGTCTACGTACTTGCTTGCAACGTTAAGCACCTTAACGTGGTCAAACACTGACAACTCATTCGCAGTCTTCCCCTTAACCCCAAAGACACGATAGCCATAATCTTCTACTCGTTCTACCCGAGGCCCTTCAAAGGTCTGAATAGTGCGGTCGTAGTAGTGACTAAACACAGGCTCGATACCAGATGACACATTATCTGCACTTAAGGAGATAGTCCCTGTAGGTGCGATAGACAAGAGGTGGGAGTTACGGATACCGTACTTACTGATGTTGTCACGGATGTCACTTGGCAACGTGGTGGCAAAACCTGATTGTAGGTACAACTCCCGGTTCAGAAGGGGGAAAGACCCCTTTTCAACAGCGAGGGCAATAGAGGCCCGGTAACATGTGTCACGAATAACAGACATAACCTTAGCCTGCCACTCCAAGAACTCGTCAGAACCAAAAACTAGCCCAAGTGCCTCCCCAGCATTTGCAAGCCCTGTAACACCAAGCCCCATACGTCGCTTATTCTGTGCCTCTTCTTTTTGTTTAGGGAGGGGATAGAAGGTACGGTCAATAACATTGTCCATTGCACGGACAACAGGGGCAATGTCACGGATCAGTGCATCGTAGTCAAACTCCCAAAGGTCAAACATAGGAGTTTTACGAACGTATTTAACAAGATTCCAAGAGCCTAGAAGACAAGCACCATAGGGCGGCAGTGGCTGCTCCCCACATGGGTTTGTTGCTGCAATCGTCTCACAATACCATAGATTGTTCTTTTTGTTGATGCGGTCAATAAACAGAATACCCGGCTCAGCCCAGTCCCATGTAGCACGGAGGATTTTATCCCAAAGAGCTTTAGCACGAATGGTTTTGTGGACACGCCCGTCAAACACAAGGTCAAACATCTCGTCATTAATCACAGCTTGCATAAAAGCGTCTGTAACTCCAACAGAGATGTTGAATTGCGTCAGGTTAGTGCTGTTCTGCTTCGCCTCTACAAACTCCTCAATATCTGGGTGATCTACACGAAGAACCCCCATCTGAGCGCCCCTACGATGACCAGCAGAAGCGATAGTCTTACAGATAGCATCGAAGATACCCATAAAGCTAATAGGCCCACTAGAGCGGCTGTCGAGGCTCCTGATATGGTCCCCACGAGGGCGAAGGGTGGAGAAGTCGTACCCAATACCCCCACCAAGACGCATGGTCTCAGCAGCTTCATGGGCTGCATTCATAATACCGTGCATACTATCTGGGATGGTGCCAGACACAAAACAGTTATAAGCAGTCACGACTTTGGGGCTGCCCATCGCTGCTTGTACACGCCCTGCTGGGAGAAAACGTTGATTAAGCAGAATAGACTTTAGGGTCCGGTAATGGTCTTCGTCGTCCTTCAAAGCGTCTGCTACACGTACCATAGCGTCCTTGAAGCTTTCACCCTTGGAACGATACTTCATAGCATGGATTTCTTGGCTGATGCCAAGTGCAGGTCCGTAGTTAGTTTGTTCTGTCAATCTCACACCCCAATATTATAACAGTCATAGCCCGGAACTTGTGTAGTGTCTTTGACTAAATCCTCTAGGTCTGGTGGGGCATAGTTACTTCCTTTAAGAATTTTCCCGTCCTCACGGAAGATTGGTTTACCATCTTCTCCAAGCTTAGACAGGTTGCTCTTGTGAACACGAACAAATGCCACCTGTAGCGGCAGACCAAACGTAGCTGCCATACCAGAGAGGACGTATTGAAGGTCAGCCATCTCTTTCAACATACGCTCTTTAGTCTTACGCTTAACCTCTCCGTGGGAGGACAGGTCAGCGAGAGCAGCAGCAATCTCTTCTTTCAGTTCAGCCCATTCTTCTGCAAGGAGGGTGTAACGAAGGATAAGCTCTTTCTCGTTGATGTCTTGATCGAGGCGGTGTCCAAAAGCTCGATGGAACTCGGACACCACATCTTCACGGCTTAGATAGGTCATTCATCACCCCCTGCTGCCAGCACCTGTCCAAGACTTTGTAGACGATAGATGGCATAGATTAGGTCACGTCGGTTTTCAAAGTTGGAGCCGACTTGAACAGTGCCGTCAGATTTTTCGATCAAGAAAATAGCACTGACCACGTCATTTTTTAGCCCGTCAATAAAATTAGAGTATTCTTCATCATGTTCGTCTAAGCTGTTTAGCTTCACTACGTTAGTCATTAATTACCTCAAAATTAAGTTTTGCAAACTCCCCAAATAACTCTCTGGCAAGCTTGTCGTAAGCTTTAGCAGCTTCTTCTTCGTTACTAAAAGCTCCAAGTTCAAACCTGTTACCATCTTTATAGACTCTGGCCCTAGGTTTTCCGTGACGGTCTAACCAAACCCCTTTGTAACGAGAGGTATAGTTGATATTTTTCTTTGCTACATTGTAGTTATTTTGTTGCAGAGAAGCTTCCCTCAAGTTCTCTATGCGGTTGTCTAACTTGTTCCTGTTAATGTGGTCTAAGGGTGTTGTGGGCCATACCTCTTTGCACAAAAACCAAACAATATGATGTGTTGCAAGCAACACGTTATCATGACGTACTACACGGTATCCAGTGGCCCCACTTACACAACCACACTCTTGTCCGATCTTAACTCGGTTACTGTTTGCAACTTTCCAATGAAGTCTCCCTGTGACCTCGTTATAGTCTATAAACTGTTTTAACCTTTCTAAGCTTTCTGTGGGAAGGGTAAGCATTAGTCTCTTCCAAAAAATAGCGTTGCTTGATCAACGTCTTTGTTCTTATCAAACATGGCCCAGACGAAGTTGTCTACACCAGTCATTTTACTGTCTTCAATCCACTTTACTCGTCCAATGCTCTTAACCCAAACACACTTATCCAGATAAGGGCTAAACCGTTTATTGTGAAGGAAGTCTGCTGGGAGAAGAAGGAGGGTTGGACGAAGGGAAATCCATTTATCTAGGAGTGGTTTCAACACCCCCCAAGTGAAGGGAGGGTTGGTGATAATGTATTGACAGAAAGCTAGAGACTCCTCTGTCAGATTGTTAGCATCGCCTTCTAAGACCCAATCCGTTTGAGGCTCAATGTCCAAGGCAAGGGTACAAAGAGACTCTGGGAACAGGTCTTCAATATGTGTAGCTAGACGACCATCCCCTGCACAGGGTTCACAGAAGGTCACAGGCCCCAGCATTCCCTTGAGAGGCTCTACAGCTGCAAAGGGGGTGGGATAGAAGTCACGAGGACGTGGTTCGTATGTACTACGTTTTCCCATCACTCTCCCACGTATAAAACATAGGCCATAATCCCTACGAAAAGGAGGACGAAAAGGGTGTCAGGTGAAGTTAACAATTTACCCCCCTAAAAATTTGTTCTGGCATATTCTCCAAAAATCTCCTTTGCTAACTCATCATAAGCCAACGCTGCAACTCTCTCCTCCTCGAACATACCTATGTGCAGTTTACTAGAGCCGTTCCAGATACTCGCCCTCCACTTTTTGCTTTTGTTATGCCAATGCACCCCTTTGAAACTAGAGCTGCCGTTTTTTATTGGTCCCTTATTAAGCATATTTTGCCTGTGAGAAACATCACGTAAGTTCTCAACTCTGTTGTCTGCCTTGTCGCCATTAATGTGATCAAGCTCTTGCTCAGGCCAGCAACCATAAGTTAAAAACCAGACAACCTTGTGGTTAAAGTAAAATCTTTTATTAAGTCTAAAGAAAAGATACCCACGGCTGTGTTTAGTTCCTATTTTATCCCCAACCTTGACTGAGTTATTAACTCGGATTTTCCAAAAAAGTTCACCTGTATCAGGGTTGCACTCGACAGCGTCTTCAAGAGTCATCTTTAGCTACCGCAGAAAATACATTTGGAAAGACGGGGTTTAAACAACCCTTAATTTTTTCTGCCAACACCCGATGCTCTAGTTGAGTGGTTTTATCCATACGTACATCTAGGTAGGTGAGCCAGCTACGAAGGGTGCCATTGACGTAGAGCTTACTCATTGTAAGCCCCTCAGGGAGAATGACACGAGCACACTCTTTGGCTACGCCATACTCACGCATGTAAGCATAAAAATCTCTAACCTTGATCAAAAGGTTATTTTCTCCGTACTTACACTGAGCAGTCAACACCTTATCCAAATCATCGGTACTATTCTGTCGGTTCTTCTCATCTTGACGACGAAAATCACGATCAGTGAACTCAATCTCATCACTGTATCGTTGACTAAACTCCTGAAACGAGAAGCTACGATGGCGAAGTAGTTGTCTCGTAATATCCCGTGGGGCTTGCACCTCTACAACAGCATTAGCCATCTCGAAGATAGACCAATGTTTATTACGGATGCAGTAATCAAGGAGAGAGCCTAGAGGCTTGTCTTGATGCTGTGGATTACTCACCCTAGCACAGTAAGCAACCACCCCCTCAGGGGTGGCTTCTCGTAGCTCTATGGTGGGTTGTGTTAAAGCGATTAACCTTGCTTCACACTTCATACTAGCACCTGATCAACCTCTTGCTTGAGACGAAGCAGACAATCGTCTAGCAACTCTCGGTTTTCCTTTGAGGGGTCTTTCTTAGTACGGGCAACAAGCCCATTAAACTCTTGTAACACGACAGCAAGCTGTTTAAATTTCTTCATAGGAAGACTCCAATTATCATTATTATTATCAGGAGACTTACTAGTGTCATCAATTCACTTGATTGACCACTAGGTTTTCGTCCTTTCCTCGTAGCGAATAACGGGTACGAGACCAACCACCACAGTCTTGACATTGCAGACGATGGAACTTACCCACAGAGGTGTAAGCATAGCCACGATATTGCATGTGTTTACCGCCACACTTAGGGCACACAGGGTCTTCACTAGGCTCTGAGTACACAGCGAGGTTGGGATGGTTAGTGGACCAAGGACGAAGCTTAAGATAGAGGTCTTCGAGGGCTAGGACATCTTTGATGTTATAGTCCTTCATTTCTGCCCAAGCCTCATCATTTCCTTTGAGGCATTCCAGCCAGAGGAGAAAGCCGGGGAACTTGGCATGGCCGTCTTTCTTGACGGAGCAATTAAGCACCCCAGTGAGGTATTCAAGCGAGTTAGAAGGAAACCCAAACTCTCGTTTAGCAATCTTGTAGGTGTCAATCACCTTAAAGGGGGCGGGTGGTTTTAATCCGTGTACTAACGCCCTTGCTCTGATTTGTTTGAAGTCGAACTCTTCGCCATTGTGAGCAACTGCGAAATCAGCTTCGTTAAGTAGCTCGCAAAGCTTTGAGACAATACGACGGTCATTCTCTTTCCTGTTTTCTTCATAGAAGATTTCGTCCCCTCCCAGCCATTTGGCTGAGAAGGACATGATGTGTCCGTGTTGCTTAACTTGCTTAGGGGAGATGTTTTCTTTCCAGAAGCGCCACACGTAAGCAATCTTGGGAGCTGTTTCAATGTCAATAATGAGGATTTTAGGCACTTACATACTCCCAGTTATAGTTTTTATAGTGTGCCCTTTCTCCTTTTAAAGCCCGACAAATCCCCGGAGCAGAGAATCCAACAGCTTTACCTTGATTTAAAGACTCTAGAAATATAGTTTCTTTAGTATCTCTGTGAGTACCTAGGACAGCTTTAGATAGGTGATGATCTTTACCGACCCTGTCCTTAAACGCTGCTTGTCTCCCTGCGACATAAGAGTGTTTAATATTATAAGAACGGTCACACCACTCTAGGTTTGAGGGTGCGTTGTTAGCTCGGTTAGAGTCTTTATGGTTCACATCGCTGTAGGATTTTGTGTTTGGTAGTAGAGCCTCCGCAATATGTCGATGAACAGCTTTCAAGACACCACTGACTACAGCGTAGTAGTACCTGTTTTTGCTGTTGTAAAAAAGTTTAGTTGGAGAAACGTCTAAATACTCTTCCAAGAGCATTTTTTGTAAAACCAAGGTCTCAGTTAAATTGTTTGTCATCAAGCATCCTTTGCAAAGTGTCTCGAAGAGCAGCTTTACCTGCATATTTCATCAAAAGACGTGCCCCGGTGTAAATAAATTTGCGCGCATCGTACTCTTTCGTTGTGCCATCTTTAACCCCCCACCTCCATGCAGCTTTTGTGACGTTAGACAGGTGAAAGGAGTCCCCCAACCACTGAGTTTCTCCTTTCCACTCAATTACATCATTAAGCGTTCTGGCTGTCTCTGGAAGGTCGTAGTAGGCACTAGGACCACCGTCTGACTTAATCACTGAGCACTCTCGACATATGGATCATCAACAAACTGCACACCAGCAGTGACAAGCTGAATAACATGTTTAGTTCCTTTAGTCTTAACTAGGGCAGCAACCTGTGCCATCTGTAGGCGCTCTTCTTTGGAAAAGCTGTCAGCATATTCTTCGGCAGCCAGCTTACCATGATCGTCATAGATGTTATAGAACATAACCGTACGATTGTACACTTGGAGAGGAATATGTTCTACATCGGTGAAACGATTAAACTTGAGTTTGTTCATTTTGTTCTTTCTTATTATTGGAACGAATTTCTCGTTCGTTTTTGCTTTTAGCGTCGTGGCAGCTCTTACATAAAAGCTGTAGGTTTTCTTGCTCACAATAAAGATTATTGATGAAAGAGTCCCAACCAGTAAATCCTGATGCAGGGTCTACGACAGGGTTGATGTGGTCACAGAATACATTCTTGACCCTCTTTCCTTCAATCACAATGGATGCACCCACCTCTTGTTTGCAACCATTACAGAGATAAACTCCTTTTCTTACTCGTGCATTCTTGATAGTCTCACTAATGGGCTTCCACCACCTAGAGGCTCTACGTAGGTGTCCTTTAACGAAAGACACAAAAGCAGCCTCAGTCATAGTGCCAGAAGCCCTAGTCTTAGTTGGTTTATCTATATGTGCTCTCCACGTTAAAGTTTTCACCAATGAACTTGTAAAGCTTTAGGGCGTCTTCATCTGTCAGCAAAAGTTCAATCTTAGCGTCCTGTTGACGACCCTCGATTACAAGAATTTGCCAGCCATTTTTCTCTCTGACCCAGTCAAATGTATATCTCATTCTGCCTTCGTCGTGATAGGAACACGTTTAGGTGGGGTCCACAAAACCTTTTCTCCTTTCTCATCAAGCTCTCTGACCATCCAGAGAAGCTGTGATTGCTGTTTCATTTTCTCTTTCCACCTGTCTCCCCAAGCTTGTACGTATTTCTCAGCTACAAGCTCATAACATTCACGAGAAGAGGTGGCGTCTTTAAGTAGATTGTAGGCAAAAACAGGGCCACGGTTTTTAATACCTGCTACAGCATCAACAGTGTCCCCAACGAGAAGTTGGTAGTAGAAGAACTTGTCCCCCACACCAAAGATTTTAGCAGGCTTGAGGTGTCCTTTCTTGTCTCGCTCTCCTAAGTTCTTGTGCTCTAACCAACCCAGCTCATCCACCTCAATAGGGCCTACAGAGGATTGATTAGCAATCTCCCACGAAAAGTGGAAGCCCGGACATTGACGAACGTCTTTATCACGAGAACAGATGATGGTGTCTTTCAGCCCCTGTTTCCAACGGCTGTATTGGTAGATCACCATAGCATCGTCTGCCTCTAGACCACCTTCGTCAATATGATAAGGATAAGCACTAAGAATGTAAGATAGCAGATTATGAAAGTGGAAGGGCTTAGCAGCCTTGCGACCTCCTTTATATTCTTTAGAGTCTGTGTCGTCCTTGGTTATGGACTGGGCCACTTCGACACGAAAGTTTTCAACATAGTCTTTGGGTTTGTCACCTTCCCTCTTTCTCTGTTTGTTTAACAGCTTATTGATACGCTTGGTGTTGGTGAGGAAGAGGAGGGGAGGCTCTGTTGCCTCCACCTCATCACAGATAAACTTGATACGATTATCAAGAAGCTCTTGTGCAAACTCCCAACTGTTAGGCAAGACCTCATCGTCGATCTTTTGCTCTGAGGAAAAACCTATTTCGTAAAGGGAAGCAAGATGTCAGCATCAATAAGCGGCTTCATCTCGTATCCTCCTTTCTCTGCATACGCAGGTTAGAGTTTAACTTTTTTAGCTTTTTCTAGGCGGTCTACAACAGAGGCTTCGTAGAAGGTGACACCAAGTTTTTGAGAGAGAGCCTCAATACGTTTTTGTTCATCTTCTTCTGCCTTCTCAAACATGCTAAGCTCCCTTTGCCCCCTAATTTGGACCTCAACAGGTCCAGCATAGGTTTCGTAGGGCTCAATAGTAGAACGGAACTGAACAAAGACGCCTTTAAGTCCAGACTGCTCAGCCTTATCCAGCTTGTCGTACAACTCACCAAATAGTTGATGGAGGGTTGTCTTATCGTACTCAGTGTACTCGTTTAAGTAAATGTCTTCACCAAACTGAGTTTCTTTCATTACCAATCCTCGCCATCACCCACATCAAGCCCAGCCTTCGGCTCAGGGGCCTTAGGGGCCTTCATCTCTTTCTGGCTACCCTTGTCCACCTTAGGGGTAGATGCCCCTCCTAGGGCCTTCTCAAGGGCGCTACCGGGGTAGTCTACAGCCCCTTTGATTTTTTCTTTGATCCAGTCGGGAAAATCATTAAAGACCTCCACATCAGGGTCATAGAAATCCCACACAAGCGGGGGGTTTTTCAGTTCAGGAGCCTTAGCAGCTTCCTTAGGACGCATAGACGAAACGTTAGCCACCTTCTCGTAGATACGGTCTACACCCGGACGCTTGTCAGCTTCCTGAACAATGGTGACTACACAAGGGGCACCAACAAGCTTGGACCAGTCACCATCAGCCGTGTCTTCGGGGTCGAGGGCGAAATAACGTTTGGTAGATTTGGCTAGATCAGCTTTGAGCGACATGAAGGGAAGCTCTTCTGACAGCCAACGAGGCTTGTCCTCAAGATCATTACCTTCTTCATCTTTCATAAACTCGTCCAAAAACTCGTAAGTCAGACGAATTGAAAGCCGTGGAGGCTTAGCCTCGCCTTTGTACTCTCTTTGAGGTTGGACACCAAGGCCCACAATCTGCACAAGACGTGCTGGATAGGAACCTGCATCAAGGGGGTCGGGACGTTTCTTATCCGAACCACCAGACATAGGAA